GCATACTACTGGTCTTGCATGTGATGTTGGTGTCCAAGGTGCTGAGGCTTACAAGGTACTTGCTTTAGCCCTAGAACTTGGATTTACCGGGATTGGTGTTAATCAGAAAGGTACTGGGAGGTTCCTACATCTGGATCTGATTAAGTCCAGTATGCGACCTACTATTTGGAGTTATTAATGAACGACTACATTGATCCCACAATTCCTGGAGATATTCAAGAATTGCTACGCAAAAATCTACCATATCCTCCAAGTAACGTGGTTCCAAAAGCATCTATTATGGGTGGAGTTGGTCAAGGCTCAAATACTTTTGCGTGGGTTGATCCTAAATTACCAAGTGCTATGTTTATCAACAAAGAAAGAAAGAAAGATCCTCCTTTTCCAAAGTCTGGTGGTTCACATGAATTAGAGCATATGCTTCAATTTAACGTGGATGGCAGGTATAAAAGGGGATATGATTCTGCTGTTATTGACGAGTATCACAAACTACTACCTAACGGAGCTTCCCGAGGTCGGGCTGTAAATGATCTTGTAGGGCACTTAAAAAGGATTGCGAAGAACAAGCCTTTGCGTAACTACCTTGGGGGGTTAACAGGAGATTTTGTAGCCCCGTACATTGGGGGAGATCCTGATGGAGAATTCTTTGATTTGAAAGAACAATTTGCTGAGTTATCCGCTGTGGAACAACAAGTGAAAAGGGATCTAACAAAAGATCCATACATCCTAGAGAATTTCTTTGGTAATGATCAGAATCTTGTAAAGGCTTATAAAGGAACTACTGGATTACGAACTAATCGCAAGGATGCTCGTGACTTAAAACCTCTGGACGCCCAAGCTATCAATCCGAGATATCCGGCTCCACCGGAGAAACCACAAGGATTCTTAGACAAACTAAAAGCAATGCTGAAATAATAAAAGGGCTCCAATCGGAGCCCTTTTTGTTTTACTTCATCTCAAGTTTGTTGTAAGCCATTCCTGTGTACACATCAAACTTAGCAGCAATCTTCACTGCCTGCATCGGAGTAGAGCCCGCTGCCATAGCAGCTACTGCATAGCTACATCCGCTACCAATAGCAAAGTTAGGTTGGGTAATCTCCACCCAATCAGCTAGACTTTGACTATGCCAAATTTGACCTCTATCAGTTAGAGCCACTGCTTCTAGATTACCCAGTTTGGGGAATTTTCCACTTGGCTCGTAGAACCATCCAATAGCCTTTGCAATCTGTTCAGCAGATCCTGCAAAACCAAGGAAGACTTTCTTTGCTCCAAATGTTTCAGCAAGTTGATTTAACTCATAGATCTTGGTTCTACCTAACAGCTTTTGATCTCGATATGTAAACTGGCGGTCTGCCGCCATCATGGTCTTATTGACCGCTACTGTTGTCATTCTTTTCCACTGGTTTTAGTCTTGCACCAATCATACGAACGTAGTGCTCTGTTTGGTCTATAGCACACCCACCACAAGAACAAGAAGCATAATGCCCGGAATACTTAGAAGCCACAGTTTCTTTACCACAAGCACAAGTGTACTCGGTGGACTTAAACTCCACAGGATCCACCGTGGCCGGTGATTTCGCAGACATCGTGCTCTTCATATACTGTTCCTCGGTGGGCGACAGCGGTTTCGTAGTCACATTCTGTGATGGGCTGACCTCCTCGACTTCCATCTGGGTAACAAGTAAATCCTCGGAGCCGTGGTGCATATTGCGCAAGCGTACTGGCAAAGCGCTGAACATCCGATTCAGAGTTTCCTTTTGATCCCCAAGAGGGAAGGTTGATCGTGGAACTAATTGACATGTCAACGTAATCCTGAATGTCTGCTTGGAATTTGATTCTTTGTTCATAGTTGTGACTTAGTTTGTAAGCTGTGTCAATGCTATCTGGCTTTAGGCCATACTCTTTGATAAGTCGGTCTGCTGTACCATCGACGACATACATGTACTTCCACTTTGTTCCATCCGTGAGGAAACGCCGTTTGTAAGCGACCGCAAAGAGTGGCTCAATACCTGTTGTAGTTGACGCAAGAATACCAATCGTTCCCGTGGGGGCAATTGCTCGATATGCGACAGGGCGACTGATGTAGAAACGGTCGCAGTGTTCATCAGCGGAGCGTTTGGATTCGTCCCGGTATACTTCGAGCCATTGTTTGAGTTCATCGGTTACTTCGTACTTTTGTCCACGTTGGAGGAGCCATTCATGGATACCCATGAGCCCAAGCCCAAGCCGACGATTCTTTTCTCGGACTCGATAAACTTTTTCATACGGGAGGTCCGCACGGAGAGTGCCGCAAACAAGGAATTTAGAGGCAAGTTGTACAATGGACTTGAACTCTTCAAGAGTCTTAATGTTGCCCATGTTAATGCTACCCAGATTACAGACATCACTGTCATCTTCCGAAGTAACCTCAGTACAGGCGTTACGAAGCGTTTCATTATGTTTGTCTCCAAAGTTAAAACTAAATCCTGGCTCACCAGTCTCCATGGCTTGCCGAACATTTTTAAGGAACACAGGATTGTGAGCTAGAGAGTACTCAGTGGAGATATCACCCCAGGGACCATATGTTGTTTTGTAGCCTTCGGCAATAGCTGCATCATCATAGTTGACACTGATGTTGGTCATATCTAGTGGAGCCCAGGCGTTGAAGTCTTTCTCTTTAGCAGCCTTTACTTCTGGTGACCAATTCTTTGCTTCAAGGAAGAGAGGGATGTCTTCATGTGCCCAATTAAGGGAAGCATAGATTGCAGAACGGCGAGATCCTCCTTGCATAACGTTTCGTCCGATTTCATTGATTGCAGACATAAGAGGGATAGGGCCGCTTGCGATACCGCCTGTTCGAGATAGTGGCTTGCCAGATGCACGGAGCCGCGAGTAGTCAATGCCAATTCCGCCTCCAGTCATTAGACATGACATAGCACGCCATGTTACGTTGCTCCACTCTTCTCGGGTGTCCTCTTCAGCTCGTAGGAGATAACAATTGTTATAGGCTTTGTAGGGTCTCCCCGCGTAATAAAGGTAACGTCCGCCTGGGAGAAAGCGCATTTCTTTAATATGCTGTGCAAGTTCTCTGCGATCTGAGTCTGGCATGAGAACGGGTAACGTTCCCCACCGACTTCCACATACATCCTCAACGAGTCGATCGGCAAGTGCGTCCCAACTGTCGTTTGGTCCTTGTGCATACTTGTTCCTAAAAATTGTTTCAGCGAATTCTGTCTTAAATCGGTTTACTTGCATCATGCCCCTTGTAGTATTGCTCGAAGTCTTCGTGATCTTCGTATTCTTGAATTTCTTTTAGCGCTTCTTGCTCTTCTTGGAGCCGCAGTCTAAACTTAATACTCTTACCCTGGTTCTTAGAGAGCCCAGAGTCATCTTGCTTTTCAGATTTCTTGTTCGTTGATTTGTTGCCGGAGGTACTCATTCTTTTCCAGGATAACGTCGTTGAAGGCATCTACAAGCTGCTCAGAGGTTAACTCTAAAACTTCCAGTAAGAATACTTCGTTGACAGATTTTAGGTATTCAAGCAGCTCGTAGTGATTCATGATTTAGCGGTTGTCACCCGTACCGATGATTGTGTTTCGTAGCTTACGTGCCTCTAGTTTCTCAATGTTGGTCTTTGCGACCTCTTCAAGAGTCCAGTCATTGTCACCAGCAATCTGACTAACATACCATAGAATGTCGCCGAGTTCTTTGTGTAGTTTAGTAGCTGCTACATCAGGACCAAAGTCACCACGCAGTAGACGCTTGAAGATAGCTGCTACTTCACCCGATTCTTCCAGAAGACCCATAACACGCTCTTCGGGTGGAGCAGTCGGGATACGAAAGTCTGCTGCTTTAGACTGATACTCATTCAACGAAAATTCATGCACCATTTTTCTTTGCTTCCTCTACTTCAATAAACTTCTCTAAGAAATGAATGGCTTTGCGAATGTCGTTTAAGCCACCTTTGTCCCGCCAGCGGGCAATATACTTCAGGGCTGTGCCATCCAGATAGCCTAGATTCCAGGCAGTGATCACATTCCAAGGCTCCGGGTCCAATTTCTTGTAATGATCCCCCGAGATCTGCTTTAAATCAGCCGCTGATACTTGTGTTGATACCGATGAATTTTGTTTGTCGTTAGCTTGCATATCTCTTTTCCAAATAACTTAGGCTAATGGGCATGATATCGAACTCACCGTCATTAACTTCGTGTAGCATGAGACAGCCACGCCAGTGCTTGTTACCTTGTGGTCCCATGTAGTCCTCATTATGTTCATAGCATGAGCCAGCAATGATACTTGTGAGGCGCTTACCATCAGCACGATGGCCTGTGGCTACTTGGAAGCCTTGTTGATGCCCAGCAACACACGACATATGCTTTTTAGCAAGTTGCGCAGCAGCCGAAGTGCTAGGTCTACCAAGGACACCAGAGGTAAAATAATGGCTGTAAGCAACACCATCAATGACAACCACATCAAGAAAGTCGTGTACCTCCCAGCCGTGCTCACGATATCGAAGATCGTCGATAGAAAGAACACCGTCTAGTTTCGGGTCCGAGTTTGTTGCTCGGTTAATACGTTGTTCATGGTTTCCAAGAGTGAGTACAAGTCTTGGACTGTAGCGTTCTCGATGACCACGCCGAGCTTTCTCATTATATTCTCTGAGAGGTCCGAGTAGGTTGTCCATAGCGGTTTGTACACATTCGATGTCAGTTCGGTATCGTCTACCTTCAAACGATTTTGTACCGACATCATAACTTGATAGAGAAGCCATATCTGCAAAGTCTCCAATGCAGATGACTGTATCGGGTCTTTTGTCAACGATGTATTGTCCAACTCGGCGAAGATAGCCTGTGTCATGTTCTGGTCTTACTTGACAGTCGGGGATGACGAAGTGCTTAGTCATTCAACTCTTGTTCAGTTTCTGGGGGTGATACCTGAGTCATAAAGCCGTGTGCTGTTAGAAAGTTCAAAGCAAAACCAAGTAGTGCTTGAGCTTCATTAGGGGATAGCTTTTGTGTGAACTGTACCGAACCGTCGGCGTTAAAGATAGGAACGTCTAGTACTTCCATTATTGTTTTCCTTGTAGTAACTTGATGAAATGCTCAAGGCTAACAATAGCTAGAGGAATATGACGATCCTGTTTAACAACTACTAGGGGTTCGTACTTACCATGCGTTGCCGCTTGATCATAGAATGTGTGAATTTGTGACTTGGCTTTTGACTTACACTCGATCTGATAGGGAATCAGTTTGCGGGCTGCTGGGGAGAGCTGTAAATCTTCCCCCCCTGCGCCCATCGAGGTGCTGCGTACATCATCCGGTTCAAGGGATGGAAACGCCTTCAGAAGCCAATCTCTAACTAGCTTCTGGAAATTTCTCCCTTTGGCTTTTGCTGAATTAGGTGTCATTCAATTACTTTAAACTCCCGTTGTTCTGGTAACTCTAGTTTTCGTTTTAGCAGGACAGCCGGCCCTTGGGCTTTTTGCCGTGACACAAAACTCCAGTAAGTGTAATTAGGCTCTCTAGGGTCTGTGGAATAATTAAGACGTTGGACTTCAAACCACTCTTGGTTATCCCTATCAAGGTAGGAAACAACACGATACTTTTCAGTGCTCAAGGATGTTTCTCCAGTTGTCGTCGTGTTTACGCCAGATGTACACACATCTTGCATTCATGTCTAGTTCTTCTTCGCTTGAATATCTGTCAAGTACGGCTTCATAGCGTTCTTGATTGGACTCACATCCGTATAGAATGCCGGCCGCTTTTTTAGGTCCGATTCCTGGGATACCTTTGACACCATCGACTGAATCCCCAACCAAAAGCTGATAAAAGAACCAATAATCTGCTTCTTCTTGAGAAACATCATAGATCCTCCAAGGACGAATAATTTCTTTGTTGCGCCATAGATCCCAGTTGTAGTGTTTGCCTTTGATTTGATTAATATCCTTGTCTAAATGAGCGAGAATGCTATCAGCAACTTCTCCAGCTCGAATACCAAGCATATCATCTGCTTCGATGCCATCAGTGTCTAGGGCTTTCCAATAGGCACGCAAGTGGTCTTTTACTTCGTGCTCCCACTTAGGACGATAAGCACCAACACGACCAATCTTGTACTCAGGGAAGACAGCATATCTAAAGTTATTACCACCGGATAACCAGCATTCATATGTGTCTGCTTGCATATCATGTAGAATCTTATGTAGCATGGTATCTGCTCTTTGACAGCCAACTTCTACGGTTTCATCTTCTGCGCTAGCTGCGCAAGCAAACGCTAGCTGATCTGCGTCAATTAACGCTTTCACTTATAGTCTCTCCGGTTTCTGACGTAAAATGTACTTTGGTGATTCCCACAGAATTAATGAGATCCCAGCAATCGGGGCAAGGACGAGCCATACCCACCATACCACCACGAGTATATCTAGTGACATACAGTTCTGACCCAACAAGATCGTGTAGCCGCCGTTGCTTTAACAATTTCAGAATCGCTGATGCTTCAGCGTGCATGGTTGGTTTATGCGTTACTGAGTTATAACCACGCTTGTTAAAGCCAGTAGCCAGGATTCGGTTACCTTTAACAATGACTGCTCCAAGGCGATGTTGCTTGAAGCTAGACTTCATTGCTTCCCTAGCGGCTATACGAAAACTCACAAGCTATACTCCCTCATACGATGCTGAGATAGCAACATCACTTTGACTTTGCACATGTCGTTTGGTAAGAAGATCTTTTGGGTTTTGATACGTTTACCATGCCGGTAGGCCCAGGTTTTAGCTGCATCTTTAATTCTTCGATAGTCAGCGTTGGTTACCGGCTTAGTAATAACGTAGTCACCCACTTTTTTTAGATGGGTGCTAAAGTGGTACTTATTCTCATGGAACGAGCCATGAATCTGTGACCACCTTAGCCAAGTCTTCTTAGTAGGGGATGTCGTTTGGTTCGTTGAAGATGTCGACTCGGGCAGGGGTTCCATATACAAAGTCCACAAACTGTTGAGCTACGCTTAGTACCTCTCCAATAACAAAGGGCTCACCACTTACCTTCAGGTAGTCAATAGCGTTAGCAATACTTGACTGCTTGATGATGTACATCTGCTTAATACGACGCTCATCAGCAGTCTCGTAGGTACTCGGGGGAGTCTTGCCACCAATAGCTGTGGTAGCTGTTGCACGTGGAGCTTGAGTAGGAGCACTACCACCAGCAGGCTTTGCACCAACCCAGTTCCAATAGTCTCCTTCCTTCTTTACGTCGATTTCCCAGTCCGAGCCAGGGGTAGCGTCTTTGATAGCGTCATACACCTGCGGGTTGGCAAAAGACATGATAGGCTTGGTACTGTTCTTACCATTCGACGTATAAACGACGTTAGCCTTGTAGTATGGCTTGTTGTTGCCCTTACGAACTTCCTCGATAGCAACTTCTTGAATTGTGATTAGCATTAGACTAGTTCCTCGATCCACTTAACATTAAGTGGATTAATAAAGACTTTAGAACCATCCTTTTTAGAAATCAGAATCCATTCTTTGTGGTCATATGTCTCGACTTCCACCTTCTTGTAGGAGCCGTTCATAAACGCGAATAGTAGCGTTCGTGGAGTATTTAGATTTTGTGCCATTTAATATCCTTAGTTAAATTTAACTTCTTGCATCTCTGCTTTGTTCATGCCCTGTTGGACTTCGCACCAAATCGGTAGTTTGAAGTCGTAATCAAAGTGTTGCTTGCAGAGTACCGGGACATGTTCAATACTCTCTTTAAGCATTACACTAATATTATAGCACACTTCTGGATCGTTGTCAACATCCACGACTAAGGAGTCGTGAATAGTTTGTACAAATTTAGCTGGGAGTCCAGAGCTGCTAAGGCGTTGGAAGAACTCAATGCGGGCGAGCATAACAAGGTCAGCACCAAATCCTTGTATAGGATAGTTTTTGATCTTGGTTTCAGGCCACTTCCAACCTGCTCCCCACTTGGCAGGACGGTAGTTGTAGTAACGCCCAGATGGGACTGTGAGATATCCATGTTCTTTAGCATGTTTAATATCTACCAAGTGTCCTTTTGCAATTCCACCGTACTTCTCGTAGAATAAGTCAATAACTTTCTGCCACTGACGTTCCCCGTATCCAACTCCGATAAAGTCTGCATCCATCGAGTAGCCATAGGCAGACGCTCCATAAAGGAGCTTGAAAATGAATCTCTTAGCGATGACTCTAGAAGGGAGATTGAATCGTTCTTGGTTGAGCGAGTGAAGATCCATCTTGTCAAGAAGCTCACGCTGTAAGGTGAGATCGTTATATCGGTCTGCTGCAACAAATACCTCCAGTGATTTTACGTCTGCGTTAATTAACATGGAATAGCATATATAGCCATGGGCCACAAACAATTAACCAAAGAACCAGAAAGGCTAATGCCTGCTTCCATGTCCATTTTTCAAACATATCTACTCACAAATAGTTCGTCCACTTCTGGTGGAGTGTTCTGTAGGTTGGGGCCGGAAGAACTTAAGCGACCAGTAATCACGACGTTCTGATTGAACTGTCCGTGAATAAAACTGTCTTGCCAGTTCATATCGGTGTACTTGTTTTTAACTGTGTTAATCATCTCTACCACTTTAATTTTACCCGCTCTTTCTGCAAGCAAACTAAGTAATACTTTTCCCTCACGAGAACGCGTCTTAAGCTGTTGGAGCGTCGGTTGATCCGTTTGGTAAAAGCGTGTGAAACCTGTTCCTTCGAGTTTAGAAGTTTTTGCAACCTCTGTCCCCTCAAGTGGCTTAAACCATTGTGGAAATTCAACCGTGGTACTAAACCAGTTCCTCCGAATGTAATCCTGGCCTTTCTTTTCTCCGCTTTTGTACACCGCCGGAGTTTCGGAACACCAATCAAACGAAATATTGCCACCGTAGAGTAAAGCGCTTAGATGGTCGCCAGAATCGTAATTGAAGCCACCTTGAGGAATGCTATCAGGGAGAAACTCAGCAAGACGATTATCAATATCTTGAAGAGCGGCCTGGTAGATAGCCAGTTTCTCATCTGCTTTCGCAAAATCAAACCTAACGCCAGCATACTCGGCAGCTTGTAAAGTCTTGAGGTCTTCACCGATCAACCAAACCAGTCTTTTCTGTTTTTCAGATAGCAGCGACTGCTGCACCTCGTAGAGCATTTTTGTAAGCTGCACATCCCATTGATTGTATTCTCGAAGAATGGGCAACGGGATATGTTCTGTACTGATTCCCCTGTCCCAATAATCTTTGACCAGATCAATTTTAGTCGGGAGACCATATCTCTCACAAACTTCATTAAGTGAAGCATATCTTTCCTCTTGTCCTGAATAAATAAACTCGGCTAATTGGCAGTCCCAGACTTTAATTCTTCCCAGATCTCTTTCACCAGCAATGTTAAATAACCAATGTAAATCAAACTTAATGTTGAAGCCGATAATGGCGTCAGATTCATCCAAGCGATTGCTAAGAGCGATGTTGAAATCAGGATCAGCGTAGTAGCAAAAAGAACACTCACCCATGCTTTCCAAGAAAGCGTAGCTAACCGCAAAGTTTTTAGGATCAAATGGATGCCCCTTATGGATTGTGGTTGTTTCAAAGTCAAAGAATAAGTTTCGTTCCGGAATCCGCACGTTTGATAGCGTCCTCTAGGAGTAGCGGGGTGTAGTTGTTGGCATCTGCTCCAACGTCGTACTGCTTCCACTTGTTGGCATAGCCAGCAGGACTGTGGAGATGCCCATGAAAGTTGTAGTATCCCCGCTCCCAAGAAGCAAACGGGAAGTGGCACAGGACAGCTTTACCTAGTGAAGTCTTCAGCCTGTAGTAGTCATGCGAGTCCGCAAAGAAACGCTTCCAGTCACGATTAAAGAGCTTTTCTGCTCTTCCCTTACGGTCATGATTACCCACGATTAAATGCTTGATACCGGGTAGCTGCTCAAGGACTGAAGCAGTTTGGTCATAGTTTCCAAAGCTAAAGTCTCCAAGGAACCACACGTGGTCATGAGCACCAACAACGGACTGCCAATTTTTGATTAGCTCCGCGTTCATGTGTTCAATAGAGCCATAGGGGCGCTTGCAGAAGTCAATTACATTCGTGTGAAAGAAATGTAGATCAGAGGTTAGAAATGTCTTTGCCATTTAGTTAAATGTGATAATGTCACGATATCTTGCAATCTGGGGTTCGATCAGTACTTCAAAGCGCCCATGCCTCAGGTCAGGAATAGAGTCTTTGTCACCGTCTAGCTTGTTCTTACTAATATTCAAGAAGCGAATGTATTCCTGGTTAGGGTCATGGATCTTGCCCAGACCTAGAATGAAGTCCGCTTCAGCTTGCATAGCAGTCTTAGCGTTGGCAACGTGTTCCATAGTGAGGTAACGTACACCTTCTGCCGTTCCGTCAGCTTGGCATATTCCGATGGCCGCGTGACGCCCTTTAGCCAGCTCTCTAGCCCATTGACAGATGTCTCCGAGCATAAGGTCTTGACGATCTGCTTTAAAGCCTTTGATCTTTGTGATCTGGTCGTAAAGGATGAGGCAAGGTTCGTGTTTGTCAACGAGTCTCTCGATAGCAGCTCTATCGACGGTAGCCGCGTCGCGTAGTTGGAAACAGTTGTTTGTTTCAAAGTTGAATCGTTCATAGTGATGTTGTAAGTTACTTAGCAGAACGTCTCTGGTGATACCAAAGTATGCCTGAAGAACTCGACACATTACTTTGTATCCTTGCTCCTCGTTGTTGAACCAGATAATTGGGCGCTTCTTCTCGGCTGCTGGCTTACTAAAATGTGATACCTCGCTTGCAAGGATCGTAGTTTTTCCAGTTTCAGGGCGTGCAAAGATGAATCCAAAATCACCGTCCCTGAGACTTCCCAGAGATTTGTTAAGACAATCGAGTCTCCATCTAAGTCCGGGAACATTCGTAACATTCTGCATGATCTCCATGAAATTGGCGTTGACATCTTCTGGTTCGGCGCGGTCCTTTTGATGATCGTCCTTAGTGAACTGATCGAAGTACGTGAACAGAACTGAGCTGTCTGCGACACCCTGCGCAACTTTGTATGATTCCTCTGACAGCTTCAAAGCCAACTTGCGTTGCTTAATCGAAGAGAGGATTACTTTACCTGCTTCTTCGGAAAGCTGAATGCTATATAGGCTTTGAATTAAGTCCGGATAAATCTCTTTGCTTGAAGAAGGATACTTTACCC